ACTTTACAGATGCGGATAAAATTGGGTGGCATCAGCTGACTGGTATTACAACTACTAATATGGCAAATCCATTAGTTGTACACGTAAGGCGTGGTGATTATAAGATGTACCCTAATATACACCCTGTTCAAAGCGAAGAATATTACCGAAATGCATTTACATACTTCTTAGATAAACCAGAAAAACCATCGTGCGTTATAATTTGTACCGATGACTGGGATTCACTTTATCAGGATAATCTAATAGGAAAAGTATTTACTAATAAAGGAATGTCAGTTTATATAACAAAAGGATGCACCGAGTTACAGGATTTATATATAATGTCTCAGTGCAAAAATATTATTATGAGTAACAGTAGTTTTTCTTGGTGGGGTGAATTTCTAGGGACAGATAAAATAACAGTAGCACCAAAAAAATGGTTAGGTTGTGATGGTCCTCAAGATTATTATGATATATACAATCCTAACTGGCAATTAATTTAATGAATAGCGTATCTAATAATAAAACATACCCTCAAATATGTTCAGCTGCATCAGAAGATGATAGTATATTTAATAAGTTTAAAACTATACCTGAGTATACAGAAATTCTAGAACACACTAGTGTTCAGATTGGCTCAGATTATTTAAATATTATAAAAAGAGATAACCCTCAATTACTAGAGCCTAAATACCTGGAAAAATTTAAACAAAATGATATATATGGAGGCTCTAGTAAGTATTATTATACAGATATTCTAATTGCTCCTAGTACATTAAGATATATAAAAGTCCTATCAGATCTTATTAAGATTTTTGGAAATTTAGATGGTTTTAAAATTGCTGAGGTCGGTGGTGGTTATGGAGGTCAATGTAAAATAATTAATGATTACTTTAATATTAAGAGTTATCATATTGTAGATTTGCCTGAAGTTAATAAACTAAGTAAAAAATACTTAGAAAAATTAAATGTAGATAACGTACGGGTTTCTTGTGTAGAAGACTTATCGATTGATAGATATGATTTATTTATAAGCAATTATGCCTATACAGAGCTTGACAGATCCTTGCAGAATATCTATAAGGCAAACATTATCGATACTTCAAAAAATGGTTATATGATATGTAACTTTATATCTAATATCTTTATTAATAATTCAGATTTTTACTCAAGAGATGAAATACTTAATTTAAAAGAAAAAGTAAAAATATTTAAAGAGGAACCTTTAACCCATTCCTCTAATTTCATACTGACCTGGAAGGTTTAAAATATAATACTAACTGTTATTTAATTTAATGAAACAATCTGTAAAAATTATAGATCATGCTTTTACTCATGTAAAGTATTGCGGTGATCCAGCATATGAATGTCCATGGTTCGAGTGGGATAGAACAATACCAATTAAATCAAATGAAGTTATAGTTGTAACTGACGGATTTATAGCAGACTTACGAGTCTGTAATGCACCGAATATAAAATATGCATGGGTATTAGAGTGTAGAGAGCATTCAGAAAACATTTACGATTGGATAAAACATAACTATCATTATTATAATAATGTCTTAACACATGATAAGGAGTTACTAGAACAAATACCTAACGCACTCTGGCAACCGTATGGAGGTTGCTGGATATCTCAGAAAGATTGCTCAATAGATAAAGAAAAAAGTAAATTAATCTCTACAATATTATCCGGTAAAATGTTTTTGTCGGGTCATCGACTAAGGCATAAAGTATTTAATGAGATAAAACAAATAGACTTTTATGGTAATTATGTCAAGCCTATACAATTTAAAATAGAAGCTCTTAATGATTACAAGTATCATCTGTGTATAGAGAATTCGCAAATACCTGGATACTTTACTGAAAAATTAATAGATTGCTTCGCAACTGGTACCGTGCCGATATATTGGGGAGATCCATTAATACACGAAGTCTTTGATACAAGTGGTATGATAATAGTTAACTCATTTAATGATATATTAAATGTTATTGACAGTTTAGATAAAATAGAATATGAATCTTTTAAAATAGGTATAAAAAATAACTTCGAAATAGCGAAAAAATATGTACTACCTGAAAATTACATGTATACTAACTATAAACATATTTTCGAAAAATCTTAACACAACTTATTATGAATCCCGAAGAAATTTTAATTACAGGTGGTAGTGGTATGGTAGGCAATTCCTTAAAGAAATTATTACCCGCAGCAATCTATATATCATCAAAGGACTACGACTTAACAGATGAGACTGCTGTTAAGGAAATGTTTGCAAAATTTAAACCTAAAAAAGTAGTACACTTAGCAGCTAAGGTAGGAGGTATTATTGATAATATAGAACACCCACACGACTATTTTATTGAGAATATAAAAATGAATACTCTTATGGTAGAGTATTCATTTAAAAATAAGATTACACAGTTTATTGGTATGCTATCAACCTGTATCTATCCTGACACTGTACAAAATTACCCCATGGTTGAAGAAGACTTACATCAAGGGCCTCCTACTGCTACTAACCTATCATACGGTTACTCTAAACGAGCTCTTGCAGTTCAGATTGACGCTTTAAACGCTCAGTACGGTACTCAGTATCAATATCTAATACCGTGTAATTTATACGGGGAAAATGATAAAATGGGACACAACAGTCATTTTATTGCCGCACTTTTACAAAAAATAATTCAATGTGTAAAAGATAATAACAATGAAATAACTCTATTCGGTACAGGTACACCTTTACGTCAGTTTATGTATTCAGATGATTTAGCATGGGTTATATATGGGTGTTTAAACAAAGAGATTTATAAAAGTTTCAATGTAGCAACTAAACAGAATCTATCAATCAAAGAGATGGCTAACATTGCACTAAAGGCTCTAAACCTAGAACATATTAATGTAACTTTCGATACAACAAAGCCTGATGGACAATTTAGAAAAGATGTATCTATCGATAAACTAAATGAACTATTACCTAACTTTAACCCTTTAACTCTAGAGAAAGGTATTAAAGTAGTATATGATAAAATTAGTAAGTGATACAATAGATAAAGCTGATATTAAACATCTTGTAGATTGGCTCTCGCAAGATGAAATTCCACGGTTAACTAAAGGGGAATTAACAATCGAATTGGAAGAGAAGTGGGCACGTAAAATAGGAACAAAATATTCTGTTTTTGTTAATTCAGGTTCATCATCTATTCTACTGACACTAGCCGCATTACTACAAACAGATAAGATAAAGAATAACAAAATTGTAGTACCCGGGTTAAGCTGGGCAACAGATGTTAGCTCGCCAATGCTATTAGGTTATGAGACCTTTTTGTGTGATTGTAACCTTACTGATTTATCTTGCGATATTGATCACTTAGAGACTCTCTTTAGAGAAGAATCCCCTTCTGTTTTTATCTTAGTTTCCCCTCTAGGTTTAGTACCTCAGATGGACAAAATTGTTGAGTTATGTCATACATACGATGTTATTCTGTTAGAAGATGTGTGTGAGAGTATGGGTTCTAAATTCAACGGTAAATATTTAGGATCTTTTGGACTTGCCTCGTTCTTCTCAATGTATTTCGGTCATCACCTATCAACGATTGAAGGTGGGTTTATTAATACAGACGATGAGGATTTTTATCACCTATTATTAATGATGAGGAGTCATGGCTGGGATAGAGATTTACCTAAATCCAAACAACAAGAGTTAAGAACAACCTATCAGAGTAGTGAGTTTGATTCACTGTATAACTTCTATGTACCAGGTCTGAATTTAAGATCGACAGATCTACAAGCATTCATTGGACTACGAGCAATTGATAAACTAGACAGCTACTCGAATATAAGAAATATTAATTTTAATAAATACATAGAGTTATTAACTTGTAATGAATTGCAATTATCAGTTCGTGAAACGGATTTTATTTCAAGCTTCGCGATACCTGTTGTTAGTAAACAGAGGAACGCTGTAGTAGACGCGCTAATTAAAGAAGGTGTAGAGGTTAGACCTTTAATTGCAGGCAATATGGCAACTAAGCCAATGTGGTATTTGAAGTATGGCAAAACACTATTAAAGAATTGTGAAATTATTAATGAAAGAGGGTTTTATATACCTAACCACCAAGGTATAACTGTTGATGATATCACTAAAATTACAAACATAATTAACAGCATATAATGAAAAAAGCACTAATAACTGGTATTAACGGCCAAGATGGCTCGTATCTTGCAGAATTTTTACTATCTAAAGACTATGAAGTACACGGAACTTTAAAACGTAACTCTGTATCCGAAAATCAAACTTCAAGACTAAATGCAGTATATGACAAGCTTAAATTACACTATGCTGATTTGACAGACGTAGCATCGTTAATTAACACTGTACAGAAAGTTAAACCTACCGAAATCTATAATCTAGCTGCTCAGTCGCATGTTAGAATTTCCTTTGATCAACCTCTCTATACAGCTAACGTTACAGGAATTGGCACCTTAAATTTATTAGAGTCAGTTAAACTAATTAACCCGCAAATTAAAATTTATCAGGCGTCTTCATCTGAGATGTTTGGTAACTCAATTGATGCTGATGGTTATCAGAGAGAGACTACACCATTGAACCCTGTATCACCGTATGGCTGCGCTAAAGTTTTTAGCTATAATATCTGCAGGAATTACAGAAATTCGTATGGTATGTTTATATCTAATGGTATATTATTCAATCATGAATCTCCGAGAAGAGGAACTAACTTTGTCACTAATAAAGTGTGTAAGGAAGCAGTGAAAATTAAACTTGGGTTAGCTAACGATTTAAAGCTAGGCAATCTACAAGCTACACGAGATTGGGGTCATGCTAAAGACTATGTTAAAGCAATGTGGGAGATTCTTCAGCTAGATGCACCTGATGATTTTGTATGCTCTACGGGTATATCACATTCTGTGCAAGAACTATGCGAGTATGTATTTGGCAAGTTAGATTTAGACTGGCGTAAATATGTCAAGCAGGATGAAAAATTTCTAAGGCCAGAAGAGCTACATAACTTGAAAGGTGACTCAACGAAATTAATACAAGCTACAGGCTGGTCACAAGAGTATACTTTCGAAAGTATGTTGGATGAAATGATCGAATATTGGAAAACAAGTACTGCTCTATAGTTATTAAATTTTACGTATTGTTGCTGTATTTTTTAACGAACTATATTATAATAATAATATGATTATAGATGAACCAATATACGATGGCAGTCTTATTAAGCAGCGGTTTGCATACCGTTTCTTTAAGAAGCATGTATCACCTGTAGGTAACATTGTAGCTTTCAGAGCGCCGATGTTTGTAAGTGATAATCTTATCGATCTCGAAGACTCTCTGAGTAAGGACTATATCTTCAGTGATGATGCAGTTAACTTTTGCTGGGAGATTCCTAACTTGTGTCCTTTTGGAGCAGTAGCTTTTCAGCGCTGGTTTAATGCTAGTATTGCTACCGCATTAGCAAGTCTTACAAACTTTAGTAAGATTACTCTAGATGGTGATGACTTAATGGTGTACGAGAACTTTATCGGTTCAGATAAAGTTCAACGAGAATACGGTAAGGCAAGTGTATCCATTACATACTCGAAAAATAATGTAGCTATTGGTCATACTGGTATCAATATTAAGGCAGGTAATAAGGCTCCAGGCTTCGCCTTCTCGACTGGTCTTTCAGACGAAGCAGCGCAGACATTTATGGCTACTGTGTGTAATATCTTTAATGAATCGGTAGAAGATATTAGTGTAGCTACAAGTAAGGTTATTGTATGACCATTTTTGACCTATTTAAGGAACTCTTTTTTAAGAGCTCTTCGACGGATTGTAGAACAAGTGAGGGGTTACAGTTATTCTCGCCTTTTATGATAAACCGTTGGTTGTCATTCTATGGTAAGAATCAAGCATTGTTTGTTAACGAAACATTGAACAAGTATTCAGGTGTTCTAGAAGACAAACTGCATACCTATAATATGTATTTCAATCTGATACCTAAAATGGGATTTAAGCGTATTAGTTATGTTAAGAAACAAAAAGCTGAAGAAGGTAAAGAAATCGAACATCTTAATCTTCTAGCCTCTAATCTTAATATATCTACACGTGAGATAAAACAATACATGGATCTTTACAAACTTATAGGTAAATAGCCGTATGCCTCTAGACATTGATTTACTACCGACAACACGTAGTCTTATTGACTTATCTTCTCATTCTTCTGGAGACTTCGGATTAGAAGATTATGAATTAACCTTTATATTGGATGATATTATTCTCGTCGAATATGTTGACATTTCTTCTGACGGTGATAGTATTACACGTAACGGTCTCTTTGTTCCAACGAACGCGCTTACAAAAGCATGGAGAAAAGCTCGAGTTATTCTCATCGGTCCTAATGTTAAACACGTTAAAAAAGGTGATATTGTAGTCTTTCCAAACAATCTTGGTGTAACCGTATCAAACATGGATATTGAAGGTTACGGTAAGATTAAGAAAGGTGTATTTTTAAACGAAAGTAGAATATTTGGTATTTGCAAATCAAAACATGAAAGTACAGAGATCAACCCTGGATAATATCCTATCAAACAATGTGTGTGAAGTTAGATTCACACGAAAAATACCTGTCGCAGGTAAGCCGTCGACAAGGCGTATGTGGTGTACAAAGAGTTATAATCTTTTGACATCAACAAACGGAAAAGTATCATTAAACTACAGAGCCCCAACTCACGCTAAGGTAGTAAATGAATCGTTAGATAATATTTTAGTAGTGTGGGATGTATTCATGCAAAACTACCGTGCAATTAATATGAACGATTGCGAATTATTGCAACAGTTACCTGCCGACGATAGTTTTTGGCAGTACTTCAACGAGAACCTTTACCCTATGAGTGCTGAACAAAAAGCAGTATTTATGAATTCATGAAATTAGACCTTTATAGCGAATACTTTAAAAACCTGCTCCTTAGAGACGTTAATATACGTGTCAACAATAAGATTATTAGGTCCGGTAAAATTAAAAATTTCGCTATTAAGCAGTTCTATATAAAATTATTCATTGAAAATAATAAAGGTCATGTAAGGATGTTAGAATTACCGTACCCGTTCAATATTGTACAGGAAGGCGATCTAACATCCCTAAACTATAACATTAGCACCTTTTGCGGTGCTAATCGTGAGCTCAAGTGTAAGTTAAAATTTCTAAGTAAAAAAAGTGTGAGTAAATTATATGATACAGTGGTAGATATTACTGTTGTTTAAACGAACTATCATATAATCAGTATTATGAGTTATAACCTATTGCAGCATTTTCCCGAGTCATATACTCCTAACACAGCGCAGGTTAAATTATTAGCTAGTATAGATCAAGCATTCGAAGATGGTTACAAGTTTGTTGTTTGCTGTGCTCCTACCGGTTCTGGTAAATCATTTATTTCAAAGACTATTAGTAATAGTTCAAAAGAGCCTAGTAACGAGTTTGTAGAGTTAATTACAAGTTATAATGCTTTTAAGCATAGCCATGGAGGTGGTTATGCAAGCGCTGATGAGTGTAGTGACACTCCTTCTTTCGGAGCGTTTGCTTTGACGATTACTAAGACCTTGCAAGATCAGTACAAGGAGATGTTTGATGATATCTCTGTATTGAAAGGCAAGTCTAACTATCAATGTGCAATTGATGATAGCTATAATGTAGAGATGGCTCCGTGCACTTTACTAAAGTCTATTAAAGAAGACTGCTGGTCAAAGAATAAGTG